AATAAGCCCCAACTTCATCATCATAACGCCATTTTCTTTTCAAAAAAGAACAATCATTAATATTAATGTATGGTACAGATGTGGCTTCTTTCTCAGCCATAGTGTATGTAACACCAATCTCTTTCAAAGTTTCCTGTATAGCTGTGTGATTGAACCATGAAATATCCTTTGATACGCCCATAGCATTATCATCACCATACGTAAATAAATGAACCAACTTTTGAAATACTCCCAAATCTCCTCCTAGTTTGCGATATGCGTAACGCATGTAAAGCGAATTAACCAAGGAGTTGATGACTACAGTTAATGGATGACCCGATGGATTAGTTCCAAAGAATTCCATTAAATCACCATTAATATTAACTAAAGGAAACGCAATATCATTTCCAATGCAGAAAATCTGTCGCACCTCGTTTTCATCAAATCCAGCCGCTTCGTATACTCTACAGATAATTTCGAAAGCAGCAAGAATAAAGTCTGCAATCATGTGTTTATCAAATTTACCATAATCACCTGCAATAATTTGATCTTCGCCAAAAGAGGTAAGATAATCACGCACCGCACCCCATTCAGTGGATTGTGCAACAAGTCCTGGTCCTGCCTCGAAAACAAATTTATTCTTCTGTAAAAGACGAACAAAGGTCAATAAACGAGAACGTACAACCATGGACCAATCAGCAGGTCCACCTGTAAATAAACGTGTATTCTTCTCAAAACATTTCTTCAAAGGTCTAGCTTCATCCTTCATATGTCCCATAAATATAGCAAAAGCTCGTTCACCTTCACCATACTTTTTAAGGATAGCATCGTACCGTTCCCACACCTCAGGTTCAAAATCAACTCCTTCTGGATATAAATCATCTACAGCAGGTATCAAAAATGCTTTCTTCGTTTTATTCCATGGAAAACCCATAGATGTATTAGTGTTCATTTTGTCAATAAATTTCACACCAGGCAAACCATTTAAGGCAGCCTTTTTACTCAAAAAACACAATTCTTTCTCCCAACCGGGTTCAAGATTAATAATAATATCTTCAGCAAATGCTTTAATGCATTCATCCAAAATCTTCCGATCGTGTTTAACCACTGGTTTTACCATTTCAATAACATTTTTCCTCCATGGTTCCCAACCACTCATCGCTGGCTTTCCATGCTTAATTTCAGTTTCAAAGTATTCACACATTTCACTGGAAAGCGGTGTTTTACAAACACGACTACGGGGTTTTGGTCGAAAACCAGGGAATGAACCATACACGTTTACATTACCTTGTTCCAAATACCGAATTAGACTTTTATGATGGGGTTGCACCAAGTGCATTTCATTTTGTAAACCCAATGATGGTGCACCGCAACCTTGAACTATAAAACTCTTTGGTGTCAATGCTGTAACTAAAATATCTAGTACTGATTTCGTAGTGTAAGGCACACCCAATGTATTATTGTAACCAACTGTGTGTAAACCGCACATCACTGGACCACGGGGTGTTAAAGCGATAGCAAGAGAACCGCAGTCACCAGGTTGTGTTGGCACAGAGGCCATTCCCATCAGCATATCAACACTAATGTCTAAAGCTTCGATAGGGAAATTGTGTTGTTTTACAACTCCGTGAATATCCAATACACGCATTGATGCATCATTTTCACGTTTTAACATGCACAATCTTGATACTGTAATCTCGGTGTCAACCCAAAAACGGGTAATATCCTTATACGGTGGTAAAGATCGCACCAACATAACACTCAAATCTCGTGTTTTATCATGCTTCATATCATCATAATCAATTTTAAATGTGATATTTGATGTTAATCCTCCAATAGGGTTTGATTGAATAAAAGTTATTTCAAACTCTTTATCTTCTTTAAGTACATGATGGTTAAAAAGACAAATTTGTCCAACCAACATTACACCACCTGTACGGCAGGAACGTCCTGATTTAAGTGCCTTGACATCTAATCTAACACAATTTTTCTGAAACACATCGCGTAATTCATATACGCTTTTACCTACTAAACTCGTTGCAGCCACAGGCATATCAAAATTAGTCAATTCAATAGTGGGAGTATACCATACATTTTGTGATTCTTCCTTTTCAAGTTGTGTTTCTATTGTACCATAGACGTTTCCTTGTAGTATCATATCTAAATCTTCAACAATACTTTCCAAATGTCTTTTCACAACACGTTTTTCTTGACCATCAATGATCACATTCACATATTCTTCTATTTTAGTTTTTCCAATTTCCTTTTTCTTCGATGTAGTGAATTTTGTTGATAACAAAAAACCTGATAAAGCAAAACCCACTAATGAAATCATCATCAATGTATTTTTCCTTGTTGTATTCATTCTTAAAGTATTAAAATAACCCATTACATTCACTTGTTGTTCTTTAGTTAAAAAAGGTAAACAAATTTTGATTGTGACATAACGCACGATTCGTCGTTTTATCATAGGTTGGCAAATGGTTTTAACAAAGTCAAAACTATATAACCATAATATGAACGTGACCATCCAGAAAACCAACCAATCTAGAAAAGTGTCAACATTGGTCGTTTCAGATTGCAATACACATTCACACATCGTGCTAACATTAAGACAACATGGGCAAACTGAGATTTCTTTCATATAATTATCACATGTCATACTTTTGTCTTGGTTAATCTCATGTTCACGAGCTGTCTTTCCATAAAATTTTAAAAATTCCATAGTGTTATCAAAAATCTGCACTGTTTCTAAAGTAGCCCAATCTCTTGATCCTTGGGTGACTGGTATCAATTTTTGCACTGTAATAGTCCAAAAATTTGGATAACCAGTGTTTTCTTCTGGTAATTTGGTTGGGTCAATAAATTTTCCATTCTCATGTAAATATTCAGGTTTTGGTTGGACATGTACCACAAAGGGTAAGCGTCGACGCACTGCTAATGGACAATGAAAATATTCATGAGCGTTCAAATCAGCCGCATTAGATGTGGCTACAACCAAACGTGCCATGACAGGGGTTTTACCCTTATCCTCAAGTGCAGCTTGCGCCGGAACATATGGGACATTATTAACAACATTCAATAGTTCTTTAAGTGTGGGATCAACGTCCCCAGTTGCACTGGGCAAGAGGAAAGCTATATCATCCATTTGGATGCACCATTTACTGGAATCAAAATTATTCCAATAATCTTCAGCTGGATTTCGAACATAACGATAATGGTCATCTTTATCCAGACCAAAAATACTGCCATAATAATAAAATAGCATTTTCGTAAATGAAGATTTCGCTACCGAAGAAGTGCCATGTACCAAAACACCAAAAGGTGATCTACGTTCTTTCTGGGCCGCTTTACGCGTAACTTCAGTATTTTTTATAAGTTGCAAACTCATAAGTTTTCGCTTTATTAGAATACACTCTGTACCATTATTCTTCTGTGAATACTTGGATATTGCAATTCCTTGTTCAATTAGATCATTAAGATCTGATAAAAATGAGAAGTATGTTGTACCGTGAGCACTCAAATTAGAAGTGAAGGGGGCTAATGCTAATAATTTATCGGTTTTCGCTAGCCAATCACTATAACTGGACGTGTTATGTAAAAATGTGGAAATTTCACCTGTTTGACGATAAATGCACAGTTTTTCACATAGGAAAATAGCTAAGTCAATGGCATGCATAATCATACCACATTGAGAATTGTACTCTTTCTTGACATATGTCTTTTCCAAAAGAGTAAATTCTTTCTCAGTAATTTCCATATTCATGCATTTAAGGAAACCTTGCGTAACCAAGAAAGCATACATTTTTGTAATTTTCTCTACTATAGGTGAATTAATGGCTGATGATGTTTTATCAAACACGCCACGAATAAAAGCAATATTATCTGCGAAATCCGCCTGTAAATTATTTTCAGGTGGAAAGAAGTGTTCAAAAACGTCGGCAATTAAAGCCTTACCAGTAATTAACTTATATGCTAAACGAGTTAACATATAATAATCATTAAAATCATCGCATTTGCGATACCATACAAGAAGCTGTAACATATTCTCAATGCCTCCAGCTAACTGATTTTCTTTAAACCATTGTGTAATAGAACTTTGGTTTTGATTAATATACATAGTCCAAAGTTGTACAATCTTGTTCATTCCTCGATTGTACGCTTCACCATCTTCTTCACTTTGAAGAGTAAATAATGAAGCAAATTTGCCGTGCTTAAAAGCTTCCCACAAACCGTCGTCATCAGAATCTGGAGGAGTCATACCCTTCCAATCTGTGTTCTTAACAACTACATATTCACGTAGTCCTGTCTTAGCAGATTTGTATTTATGCAATCTTATTTTGGAATGCTTTTTAATATCTATAGCAGTCAATACACTTTTCTCGCATTCTGAGACAATTGTGTAGACTGGGTTCATAATCATTATACCTTTATGGTATGTTTTGACGATTAAACTTTCATCAATAAACTCAACATCACTACCAAAGAAATTATCACAAGCAATCTTAGCTGTGAGTCTTCTTGAGGTATTTTTCATATTTTTGATCTCACCAACCATTTCCTGAGTGGTGATAGCAATTTTCGTTTTTGGAAAAAACGATTTCATAGTGGACAAAGTAAAATTGTTCAAGTTGTACATTTGAATTCACCGGATTCACAAGTCTATATATTGCGGAGCTGCTCCTAGAGGCTCTCCGTTGTTGTTTTTGTCATCGCGTGCGTAACTAACTCATCGCGATCAAGTTTTATATTTCACATATTCCATGTTAGACCTAGGCTAGCTATGAAGAGAAGTCCGTCTCTCTTCAATATTGCTACTCGGAATGTCATAGAGTTTCTGGAAATCATCAAACTACTAACGTAACTTGCGTAGTATTTCTATTACTCAATAGCCTAATTGCCTGTACAAGAGTCGTTTCTTTAACCGTTCAAAGTTAAATAGTAAGATCTTTAGCAAATAGGACTCTATACATTTTTGTTAAAGGGGAAGTATTCATAAACCCCGGTTTGTAAGTATTTCTAAAAATAAGTAAAATCATAAATCCTAAAAAGGAAGTAAGGTAAGATTTATGTTAATTAATTTATTTCTCCATAATATAACAATGGATATCAAATTTGATAAGTGAAATAGACCGAATTATCTCTTTCATATAGATGGAACTTACGTTACATCTTCAAAGTTTATCACTATTAAGAAAGGCATACTAGTACTATTAAAGCCTTATAGTTATCCTTAATGGAACTTGGCTTCAAAAATGTATTTTCAAATATCTTTTGGTCATCACAGACCTGGGAGTTAGAAACTCCCTCTTCATAACACGTGCACATAAATG